AGCTGGCTCCGCACGCTTGACAGCGTAGCTTTAACTGTACAGCGTTTAAAGTTCAATTTCTGAACAACGCTAAACTGAAGGAAACTTAAGATGTCCATCACCCTTAACACCCTGGCCTATGGTCAGGATAGTTTTGCCACTCCCAACAAAGTTGTTTACGTTGGCCCGAGCCACTCGTTCAGTGTCAAGGATACTCTTGCGCTGTCCCGGGTTGCTCCGAAGCCTACTAAAGACTTCGCGGGAGTTGCTCGCTCTGAGGCGAAGCGCACTAAGACTGTAACTCTCGGCGACGGCTCACAAGCCGAAGCGATTGTTACTATCTCGTGCTCTTTGCCGGTGGGTATGGCGGAAGCCGATGCTGATGCTCTTCGTGATGACATTGGTGACTTCGCTATCGGCGCCGACGGAAAAGCCCTGTTCTGGAAGCATGACCTGACGTACTAAGTCATGTCTTCTGAACGGGTTATCGCGTTGGTGCTGGTGACGATGGTAACCATTATCCTTGGGCTAGCTGCCCTTGGTGTCATCTATTCTATAGGAGTGCGTAATGCACAACAAGAAATCGAAAGGCAAAAGCAATCGGCGGATTTCATCCGCCGAGATCCACTCGCAGAAACTAATAAAAGTTCTGACGATAGTTTTGAACGATAACTGCACGGAGTATCCCTGGTCAGCCGACGTTCTCGGTAAATTGAGAGCGCGCGACTGGCCTGGGCTATATCTGTGGTCTGAACGTGCTACCACAGTTGTATACAGCACGGCGACAGAGCATTTTGCCGCCAATCAGATTGCTGCATTAATTCTAAAAGCTCCTTTTGATTATAGGACCTTTGGTTTCGAACAAACGCCCGAAAGGGCAGCTGTTCAAAAGTTTCTCTCAGCTGAGAGGACTTGTCGTAAGACAAACCATCGGTTCACTAGGTTGAAGGGGTTGAATCCTGTGTACACGCGGCAACTTGCGTTTATGCGGGACTGGATTCGCAAAGTAATCGGCGATGAGCCGAATATGAAGCGAATCCGGGATTCATGCGGTTTCAGCTCAGGCGCTTCTATCGGTGTTCACGGAAATGCTACCAATCTATTTCGCAAGTTTCACGCGGAAGATTGGACCGTGACACCTAGCGCCTTACCCTACGTTTACGGCCCTCTCTGTTCTAACGAACAGTTCCTCGCTCGGTTCTCTGAGACGAGGGCTGGAGTGTCTTGCCTAGATTTACAGCAAGCGTTCCAGTATATAGAGAGTCGTTGTCGTATGGTGACGTTCAACAAGCTTGGTTTCGTACTAAAGACCGCGAAGACCGATAGGTCGATCGCGATCGAACCATTACTCAATTCGTACATCCAGAAGGGCGCCGATCTAGAACTTAGACGGCTTCTCGCTGAATGGGGCTACGATCTGAGCGATCAGAGCAGAAATGCTCATCTCGC